TTCTTGTACAGCGCCCGATCGAGGAACGGGTTACGGCCGATCGGTCCGCCACGCCAGCCCTTCGCCTTGTTCGGCCGGGTCGGCCAGCCGTAATGGATCGGCCCGGCGTACGGCACCGCCTTGGTGCCGCCGGCCATTACCGTGCCGCCTCGCAGCGCACCCTTGCCGCGGATCGACCGAGCGAGCGCGCCGGTGCGTCGGTCGCCCGGCAGTCGCACCGACCCGGCCAGTTCGGCCTTGCCGTCGGAAACGACCTTCGCGACCGCCTGGGCGAACTCGGCTTTCAGCTCTTGGCCCAAAGCCTTCTTGGCGGTCTTGTCCTCGAGCTGGCGCAACGCCTTGCGCAGCTCTTTGGTGCCTTCCAGCTTTATGTACCGAGCGCGTGCGTTCTGCGAGGCCACCGGCCGTGGCTCAGCTGGTGGCGCGGGTGACTGCGCCCGACAGCGGGAACGTGACGGACACGGCAGCGAGATCGCCGACCGACCCGTCGAGCGGGGTCCACCCGTTGACGACGAACGACCCGGTGTACTTCGGATTCGACGCTCCGACGGCGCTGTTCGTGGCGCGGACCTCGAACACGCAGACGGTGCCGAGCAGCGGCCACATGATCGAGTCGATCGCCGAAGCGGCCATGTCCTGATTGAACGTCAGCGCCAAGCTGCCGGACTTCAGGCCGCTGATGTTGGTCGTCCAGCCGGCGTCGCCGAAGTCGGTGGTGTCGAGTGTCGCAGCGTCGACGGTGAGCGTGACGGACTTGACGAGCGTCGAACGGTCAGTCGCCGTCGACGTGCCGAAACCGATGTAGCAATCGGTCATCGCAAATACAGCCATTGGAACTCCTTATTGAATGCCGATTACTACACGGGTCTGGAACGACGGCGACGTGCCCGACACGGTCCACAGGGCACGCCAGTAGGTGTCGGTGATCGCACCGGCCGCCGAGCCGAACTGTGCGCCCTTGGCGGTCTGAGCGCCGAACGTGATGCGGTCCGTCGGCGACGTGAACCCGCTGTTGTCGTCGCTCTGGATCTTGACGACGATCGACGGCGTGGTTCCGCCGGCGGCCAAGAAATGGCACGCAGCCCACACCCGCTGCGTGGCGGACACCGCACCGAGCAGCGAGCCGGTGCTGTTGCCGGAGCTGGTGATCGTCGACACCGTGTCCAGCACGCCACGCACCATCGGCTGGTTGCCGGCAAAAGACACGCTGTGGGTCGCCAGGTCGCCGACCGCACCGTCGAGCACCGTGCGGCTCGACAAGGTGCCGCGAGTGAAATAGGCGACGTTGCCGACCGTGCCGCCCATCGGGACCGCAGCCAGCACGTAGTCGCCGCCCAGGGCGACAGCGAGCACCTCGTCAACCGCAGATGTCTGCGATGCGGTGGCGGTCGCCATGTCGGTCGGGCCGGACGCGGTCCACGTCGTCGACCGCAGCCCGGCGATCGGCTCCTCCCAACCGCCCGAGCAGAACGTCGTCGCCATCACCATCGACACGTCAGTCGTGACGCTGATGCTGTTGGCGAAGCACGAAAGATCGAGCGCCGTGCTCGAGGTGCCGGCGTACAGATCGACGTCGAGCAGTGCGAAATGTGCCATTAGGTCCTCCTGACCAGAACCCGCAGGCTCAGGTCGCAGCTCAGATAGCGGGCACCGTCGGCGGACTGCTCGCCCCGGACGTTGGACGCGTCGTCGACGACCAGGTCGGCGCACACGCCGCCGAGCGTGCGATCCGATCCCATCAGCGCGTCGATCAGCGACGACGATGCGCCGGCACCCGAGGACAGCAGGTCGTCGAGCCGTGCCATCGCAGCCCGAGGCTCGCCGAGCTGCACCCACGGCGACAGCGTCAGGTTCACGACCGCGAGCCCGCCGGCGAACGCCTCGTGGTAGTCGATGTAGGGCGAGCCGGGCGTGACGATCACAACCGACGCAGCGCCCGCAGGGATCTGATCCGGTGCGTGCGCCACGGCCCGCACACCGGTCACGGTGGCGACACGCTCGGCGACAGCCTCACGGATGTCGGCGAGTCTCACGCCACCACCGCCGACGTGACCGGGTGCCGGTAGCGGGCGAGCAGCGACGCGGCCATCGGGTTGTCACGCACGCGGATCGGGCCGAACTCGCCGAACCCGGCGACCCCGAACGGTGCGTCTTTCAGTTTCCACTGTTCGGCGGCGATGATCAGCGTCGCTTGTTTGACCGGTGCGGGCACCGCCGCCCAGCCCCACAGCGCAGTGATCTGCACCGCACGCCGTGCGCAGAACGCCGGCCACACCTTCGAGCCGACTGCGATCAGTTCGGTCGACGGCCAGCCGGTCGCACCGTTGTAGCCGACACCGGACCCGCCGAGCTCGAAGTCGGTGCCGATCGTCCAGGTCGTCTCGAACGTGCCGTCGTCGTTGTCGTCGGACTTCACGATCAGACCCGACGTCGACTGAATGTCCCAGCCGGGGTCGAGGATCAGCCGCTGCCAGCCGCCTGCACGCAACGTGCGCACGGTCGCCACCGCAGCCGCCACGAACGTGCGCCCGCAGTGGTCGTCGACCTTCTGCTGTGCGACGCTCAGGGCGAACGACAGCGACGTGTCGTCGACGGTGTCGTCGATCGCCAGGTGTGATCGCAGCTCGGCGAGCGTGGCGTAGCCCACGGTCAGGCCTTGCGCCGGATCGACCGGCGGGGCTTGTCGGCCACGGCTTCCTCGAACACCTGGCCGTCGTCCTGCACACGCACGAACGCACCGTCGGGTGCGTTGTCGAGGATCGGGTCGCCGTCAGCGACGAGCCGACCGGCGGCCACCGTACCGGACGGTGTGTCGATGTTTCGCGTGGCGACCCACATGCCCATCCTGTTTGCCTCTCTGTTGCGTCGGGCCGGGGTGCCAACAGCCAACACCCCGGCCCAACTCGACCCGACACCGCCCAGGAGTCGGGGACTGATCAGGTGACGTTGAGCAGACCCAACGCACCCGAGTCGACGACACGGCCGCCGGTGCGCCACATGGCGTACAGGCCACGCTGACCGGTCGGGCGACGGTTGCTGCCGAGCAGGTGCGGGACCAGCTCGACGGTCATGCCGACCCGGTCGACGATGGTGTAGCCGGCGGCCATGTCGCCGAACAGCAACACGTAGTTGTCGGCGGTGGCATTGATCACGCCGTCCACCTGCGGGTTGCTGTAGGCCGGACGGCCGAGCAAAGTGCCCGGACGGGAAGCGTCGAGCTGGCTCCACAAGGTGGCGCCGCCGTTGGCGTTGAACTGGCGCACCTTGTCGAAGATGAGCTCGTTGGCGACCCACGAACCGCGGGCACGGAACCGTGCCGCCACCTTGGCGATGGTGGCGTACACGTCGGCAACGGCGAAGGTGTCGGTCGTCGCCGAGGTCTGCACCTGGCCGCTGTAGTTCGTGTACAGGTCGTACACGACGCCCAGCGGCTGGTTGGACCCGGTGCCGAGAGTGAAGCCGGACAGCTCGAGGTCGTCACGGGCGATCATCAGCAGGTTGCGCATCTCGGCCTCGAACGCCGGCCAGTCCTGGCTGATCTCGATGCTGAACGGCACGAACGCCTGCGCACGGATCGGGGTGATCGTGGTCTGCGCGATCGTCGGAGCGTTGTCGGACGACTCGGTCGCTTCCGCCGCCCAGCCGGCGGTGATGCCGGCCGTGCTGTTCACGTTGTAGTTGTCGGCGGTGGTCTGCACGACACGGGCGGTCGCACGGATCGCGTTCGGGGTGAGCCCATCGTGAGCGCCGGTAACCAGCAGGGTCGGGTCCAGGATCGTCGGGACCGCGTACCCACCTGCCGAGTCGGTCAGCGACGCCGCACGCACATGCTCGACGGCACGGGACTCCTCAGCGGTCAGCGACCAGCCGGCACCCGAGATCAGCTTCGACCAGGCCGAGCGGTACGCCGGACGGCTGGCGGCGATGACGTGCCTGGAGAGCTTGCCGGTGATGTCATCGGCCCGCTCCAGCGAGCCGTACAAGGCGTTGCGGACGGTGTCGTCGGTCAGCGGGAGACGCTCCACGGCGGTACGAGCGGCACCACGCACCTGCTCGAGCGGCCCGTACTGTGCCATCTCGTCGTCGATCGGGTTGGCCTTGCGGACCATGATCGTCGGGGACACGACCTCGCGGGCCTGCTCCGGGGCGGACACGACCGCCTCGAGCTGCGCCAGCTCCGACCGCATGGCGTCCAGCTCCGGTCCGGCGACGTCGAACTCTGCGAGATCGGCGGCGAACTGCGCACGTTCCTCGGCCGACGGCTCGCCGTCACGGGTCGCGTACTCGGACAGTTCGGCGCGAAGGGCGTTCGCCCGTTCGGCCTTGGCGTTGATGGCGGCGGCGAGCGCCTCGATACGGCTCATGATGTCATCGCTCCTAAACGGGTCAGCGCCTGCTGGCGCATCTCTCGCCGGGTGATGCCATCCGGGGCATCGGCCTCGGCCCTCTCGGGTCCGCTGTCGCCGACCGGGGCGACGGGCTGATCGTCCACCAGCGTAGCGCACTGCGGCGCAGGGCCCTCGTTGTGCGACCGCTCCAGGGCGCGGAGCATGTCGAGCGCAGCCATACGCACGCCGACCGTGGTGCCCTCGTAGGCCGGGCTGACGACCGGCCCCGCCTCGAACAACGCCACCTCGGTCAACGTCCGCTCGTCGAGCGACTGGTCGTCCTTAGCGGCACGCCACTCCTCGGCGATGGTTTTGAAGCGGAACGACATGCCGTCGAGCGCACCGGACTCGATCGCCGCACGGATCGGCAACGTGTGCCAGTTGTCGTGAATGCGGCCCTCGGCCCACAGGCCTCTGCGGTCCTCACGCAGCGACGTCCACACGCCGATCGGCAGCGTGCCGAACGTGGCGTCGTGGCCGTGATTGAACTGCATCTTGACCTTGCCGGCGCCCCGCTCGGCGAGCGTCCGGGTGAACGCGCCCGGCTTGATCTGCTCGACGTAATCGCCCAAGAAGTCGCTGATGTTGGTGCGCTCGTTGAACTTGGCGACGTAGCCGGCGATCGTCAACCCGTCGCCGTCTGGTGCGGCACGCACCTCCCAGCCATCGTCGGCGCCGACCATGCGGTCGTGCGTGCGGTCAGCCATTTACAGATCCTCCAGAACCAGGGGCCTGCGTCTGCACCGACAACAGGCCCGAGTGGACCAACTTGGTCATGTCTCCAGTCGTGACGGCTGTAATCACGCTGGACGGCACGAACCCACCGTCGACAAGGGTTCGCATGGTTTGCGCCTGCTGCGCCATCACCGACGCATCGTCGAGCGCATCGGCCTGCAAGGCGGACACGCCGGTCACGTCGATCCACAGCTCACCGTTCGACGGTGCTGCGACCAACGGGCGGAACGCATCAACCGCACGCAACCACAGGTACCGGACCTTGCGGTCGGCCAGGGCGCGGTTCGCTTCTTTCGAATTCGCGTAGCTTCCCTGCTCGATGCCGGCGGCGACGACCGGCACACCGGCAGCGGCAGCGATGTCCTTGTGCACCTGCGTGCGCACCGACTCGGTGTCGAGATCCTTGATCGACGAGCCGACCACTTTCAGGTCGGCACCGCCGCCGAGGAACGCCGTGCGGAACGAACGCTCCACACCTTCGTGCTTCTGTAGAAAAACGTCTCTGAACGCTTCGACCGTTTCACGCATCACGTCCGGCGGGAACACCACCACGCTGTTCGGGGTGGCTGAGTTCTCGAAGTAGCGGGTCAAGAACCTACGCGCGCCGTTGTCGCCGGCGACGTCCTCCATCGCCGGCCGCAGCCACGACATGCCACGCCAGCGGGCCGACGGGTCGGCCTCGGGGATGTACGCGCCGACCTCGGCCCACGGCCACACCTCCGGGTCACCGCCCGGCGGCTGATAGATCAGACCGACCTTGCGTGCATCCCACGCCAGCTGCGGGTCGGCCGGGTAACGATCCGAGCCCGACACGATCGTGCAGTGCTCCGCCGGCAGGTTACGCAGCTCGCCGCCGTCCAGCACCCAGTAGCTCGCACCGGTGCACGCCACGTCGAGCTCGCACCGCTCCAGAATCCCGGCAGGGTTGTCGAGCACCGACAGCCCGCCGTCGGTGAACACGTCTGCCGCCATCGGCCTCGAGCCGGACCCGTAGCGTTTCCAGACGAACCGGGCCTGGCTGAACAGATCGGCCCTGGTGCGGAAGATGCCGTACACCACGCCGTTCGACGTCAGCGCCGCACGTTCGCCCGACAACAGCGGCGACTCGTCCGGTCCCCATGTCGTCGTCGGCAGATACGTGGCACCGGCGTAGCGCATCACGTCGAGCTGGCTCGCAAGCCAGCCCGGCGGGAACGCCCGCTCCTGCACCTCGAGGCCGGCAAGCCGGACCAGACCGTCACGCAGACCCATCGCCACTCCTCGTCACCAGAAGCCACGCCCAACCGGCGGACAGCACCGCCTCGACCAACGCAGCCACACCGACACCCGGCACACCGAACAGACACCCGCAACCCGCAAGCAGCGCCACCGCCGCCCACACGACCAGCCACCACGGGCGCATCAGCCGACCATCACGAACGGGGTCGCCTGCACCGGCGCAGCCGGCGGGGTCCACCCGCGGCCGTTCGCCTCGATCCGTGCCTGCCAGGCGTAGGTGAGCGCTGCGGCGCAGTCGATCCGTCCGCCCTCGTCAGGCTTCGCCAAGTTGCGGAACACCCGCGTGCCGGTCATGCGGCGCACCACGCGGGCACGCTGCACATGCGCCGCCAGAACGCCGTCACGGTCACCCGCCGACGAGATCGACAGTGCGCCCGAACCGAGCGCCGTC